ACAACCAAGCAAAACTGATTAGCAAGATAATTGCAGATCGTGATGCTTCTCTTGTATTAGAGAAGAATGTCAACGAGTCTTGGTTTTCTGATGCAACCGATAAGAAGTTATTTCGTTTTATTCAAAGCCATTTCTCTGAGTATCAAGAATGCCCAAGCCTTGATGTTATTCAAGAAAACTTTCCAACATACATACCCGTACCGTGCGACGACAGTGTCTTTTATTTAATTGACAAGTTAACATCAGAGCGTCGTAAGCAACGCATCGTTGCTACTTTAGGTTCCGCTCTTGAAGCATTAGAGAAAGAACAAGACCACGAGTCTGCTTTGCTTGCTTTGCAGAACGGAATGATTAAGCTTGAAGAAGATGGGCTTAACAAGTCTAACGACCTTGAAGTTACAAAAGCTGCAGCAACAGCTATTGCAGATTACGAGTGGCGTAAGAGCAACCCAGGGCTTCTTGGAATCCCTACGGGATTTAACACCATTGATCAATCTACGTCGGGTTTACAGCCAGGACAGCTTGTTGTAATCATTGCTCCGCCAAAAACAGGTAAGTCAACACTTGCTTTGCAGATTGCTATTAACGCACAGTTGCAAGGGCACACTCCAATGTTTTACTCATTTGAGATGAGTAACTCAGAGCAGTTGAGCCGTTACTACGCTATGCGTTCTCGCATTTCTCACAAGCGTTTAATGACCGGTGCTTTGACTCCAGAAGAAGAAGCTATGTACTACCGCATTGTTAACAACATCCCTAACATGCGCGACAAGTTTTGGTTTATTGATTCATCTGGTGGACAGACAGTTAGTGGTATTGCTAGCAAGATCCAGAGCAAGAACCCTGACATTGTTTTCATTGACGGTACTTACTTGATGATTGATGAGCAGACTGGTGAATCAAATACGCCACAGGCTTTGACTAACATAACTCGTTCTTTAAAGCGCCTTGCTCAGAAGATTGAGAAGCCAATCGTTATTTCCACACAGGTTCTTAGCTGGAAAATGAAGAAGGGACAAGTCTCCGCAGATGCTATTGGTTACTCGTCCTCATTCCACCAAGACGCGGATGTTATCTTTGGTCTACAGAAGGAAGACGAAGCCGTAGATGACACTAGACTTCTAAGAGTTGTGGCTAGCCGTAACTCTGGCAATAGCGAAGTTTCTTTATGCTGGGATTGGGAGACTGGTCAATTCCGCGAATTAGGAATGGAAGACCTATGACAGTCGAAGAGATGGAAGATACCCTTACACGTTTGGGTATGGAAACGATCACAACCCGCGGAGATGAGCTGCAGAGTTATTGCCCTGCACATAAGGACAGAACCGGGCATGAAGACCGTAACCCTTCTTTTTGGATTAACGCAGATACCGGGGCTTTCATTTGTTTCTCCTGTCAATTTAAGGGAAACGTTTACTCCCTAATTAACTATGTATCAGGTATTGACTACGACAAAGCAAAGGAATGGTTTGATTCGCCATCGCTTTTAGTTTCTAGGTTTAACAGGATTACTGAAGAGAAGAAAGCTCCTATTGAAGAGCCGACAATTATTACGGAATCTATGCTCAGTGCTTTTGTAGACCCGCCAGCAGAAGCGTTAGCCTCTCGCGGGCTGACTAGTAACGCGGCGCGTTACTATGAGCTTTGTTGGGACGCACGAAACGAGAATTGGATTATCCCTATCCGCGATGCTAGAACTGAAAAGCTTTTAGGCTGGCAGGAGAAGGGCTACTCAAAGCGTTACTTTAATAACACACCCGCCAAGATGAAGAAAAGCAACTCGTTGTTTGGTTATCAACAGTATGTGTGCGGAGACATGATTGTTGTTGAATCCCCATTAGATGTTGTTCGGTTAGCCTCTATCGGTATTACTGGTGGGGTGGCTTTATACGGAGCTCTTATATCTTTGTCACAACTTACATATATCAAAGGCGCTGATCGAATTATTTTTGCTTTGGATAACGACGAAGCTGGGCGTAACGCTTCAAAAGACATGATTAGAATTTGCCGAGAGATGTCTATGGAAGCCTGGTTCTTTAATTACAGCCATACGGACATGAAAGATATTGGCGGAATGAGTCTTGATGAGGTACGTTTAGGAATATCAAATGCACGACACTCGGTACACGGATTGAAGGCGGTTTTATGATTATCGGACTATCAGGTTACGCACGATCAGGTAAAGACACTGTAGCTGGAATGCTTATGGGTATCCATGGTTACGAGCGTGTAGCTTTTGCAGACAAAATCCGCGAACTTCTTTTTGCCATGGACCCTCTTATCGTGCATGAAGGAAGAGACTTCCGCCTGCAAGACATTGTTGAGTCTAAAGGCTGGGAAGAAGCAAAGACCCAGCATCCCGAAGTTCGTCGACTTCTTCAAGATTTAGGTGTAGGTGGAAGACATTTATTAGACGACGGTGTTTGGATTAACGCTGCACTCAATGGTTTTACGGAAGATGACAAAGTTGTTGTTACAGACGTGCGGTTTAAAAATGAAGCTGCCCGTATTAAGAATCTTGGCGGACAAATTTGGCGCATCAATAGAGTAAATGTAGGACCAGCTAATGACCATATTTCAGAGATTGATTTAGATGACTGGGGCTTTGACGGCGTTATTACAAACAACAGTGATATGCCCAATTTGATTAAACAGATACGTGCCCTGATAGGGTAACGCTATGACGTTTACGGGGACACTTCTACCTTACCAACCAGAAGCTGTTGATCGCATGTGCGAACGACAGAAGATGTTGGTTGCCTACGATCTAGGTTTAGGTAAAACTGTATTAACCATTGCTGCGATTGAGCGGTTAATGGATGAAAAGCGCATTAAAGAGCCAGGGTTAGTTATTTGTTTATCTAGCCTTAAATATCAGTGGCACAATCAGATTGGAAAATTTACAAATGGAACTTCAAAATCTCTTGTTATTGATGGATCGCCTAAGAAGCGTGCAGAACAATACGAAGAAGCCCTTAATTGGCGCAATACTGGCGTTGACTACATCATTCTTAATTATGAACAAGTGGTCAACGATTGGGAGTCCGTACGAAACTTACCTCGAGGGTTTGTAGTACTGGATGAAGCGACAGCTATTAAGTCGTTTCGATCAAAGCGTTCCAAGGCTGTAAAAAAACTGGGTAACGCTCCCTTTAGATTTGCCTTAACAGGCACTCCGATCGAAAACGGGAAGCCTGAGGAGCTTTATAGCATTATGCAGTTTGTCGACCCTGCAGTCCTTGGTCGCTTTGATATTTTTGATTCAGCTTTTATCGTCCGTAATAACTGGGGCGCGGTTAAGAACTACCGCAATCTCCCTACGCTTCACACTAAATTAAAAGAAGCATGTGTTCGCAAAGCGCAGAAAGACGCGGACGTCGCGCCTTTCCTACCTGACTCTATTCACAAAGAGCCAGTAAAGATTGTTCTTGACCGCAAATCTTCAAAGCTGTATGCCCGTATCGCTAACGATTTAGTAAATGATCTTGATGAAGCTCAAAATTTATTTGGCGCGGGGTTTAACATCATGGCTCACTATGGGTATGAGAACAAGCACGGCGGTCCTGAGGATGAGCTACGCGGAAAGATCATGTCTAAGGTGGGGTGTCTAAAGATGCTGTGTTCTCATCCAGCATTGCTACATACAAGTGCTCGCAAATACCTTTCAGTAAACAATGAAGGTTCTGCTTACGCCAACGATCTTAAGCAGGCGGGTGTATTGGAAGGCCTAGAGTCTTCGCCTAAGCTTGATTATCTTATTCAATATGTTAAAGAGTTCTTAGACCAAGACGACGCCAACAAGGTGGTTATTTTTGCAACGTACGTGGACATGCTAGATCTAATGGCTGAGGCTTTAGGTCCTGATCAATGCCGTCTTTACTCTGGAAGAATTGATGCTAAGACAAAAGAGGAGAACAAAATTGCATTTAATACTTTACCCAATATCCGTGTTCTCATTAGCTCTGATGCTGGGGGTTACGGTGTGGATCTCCCTGCTGCTAACCTTCTTATCAACTTTGATTTACCTTGGAGTTCTGGAGCTGCTACCCAGCGCAATGGACGAATTAAACGAGCTTCGTCGACCTGGCCGTCGATAGTTATCCAAGATTTGATTGTTCAAGGCTCTATTGAAGAACGCCAGTATGAGGCTCTTCAACAGAAGAATGCCTTAGCAAGCGCTGTGGTCGACGGTGAGGGTATTGACGATAAAGGTGGTATCCCAATGACAGTTGGAAGCTTAAAGTCCTTCTTAGCGGCCTCTGTGGTCTAATTTACCCAACAATAACCGTTGGGTGACCTTACAATTATCTAATGCCTAATGCACCTAAGACGCCTACGCGTACTATCCGCGTGTCGGATGACCTGTGGACAGCTGTTCAAAAGAAAGCTGCCATCGAGGGCGTAACCGTCACCAGCATCATTATTGCCGCTTTGGAGAAGTACCTCCAAGACTAACGGCGTGTCGTTTTGACTCTGTCAGTGGTAGCCATTATGTTCTGGCTATGGACATTAACACAGTAAAACAGACAGTAAAGCAGTACCTAAGCCTTAAATCAGAAATTGATTTACTAACCGATCGCTCTAACGAACTTAAAACTCGTTTAAAAGCAGATGTTCAAGAGCTCGGTAAAACAAATGAAAACGGTCACATTGTTCTTGAGGTTGACGATATTAGGTTAACTAACCAAAGAAAAGTTTCCAACCCTTTAGACATGGATATTGCAGAGAATCTTCTTAAAGAGAGAAATATTTACGAAAAATGTGTAAAGATGGTTCCCGTACTACAAGAAAATGAAATTTTAGCTTGTGTTTACACTGGCGAATTATCTGAAAGCGATATTGACAAAATGTTCCCTAAAAAGATTTCTTACGCGTTTCTTGTAAAAGAGATTTAATGTCCGATGATTTAATAGATTCTACTTTTTCTGACCTGGAAGAGTTTTATCCAGGCAGTAAACGTAAGCGAAAAGTTTCAGAACCTAAAAAGCGGGAGATAGAACCGCTTCAAGGGTGGGACTCAAAGCCATATGTAAAAACATTACCCAACGGCCGAGACGTTGAGATGTTTACTATTGGTGCGCTTGCGGAAGCACTAGGTCGCCCCGTGATAACTATCCGCACGTGGATTAAGGAAGGCTACCTGCCGGCTTCACCGTACAGACTCCCCTCTAAGAAAAATATTCGCGGAGAGGATCAAATGGGGCGTAGGCTTTACACACGCTCTATGATTGAAATCGTTATTGAGCTGTTTGGAAAAGCTGGACTTATATACATCAAACGTATAGAGTGGGCAGAGAACAAACAGCTTACTAACGAGATAGCAGAAGCGTGGGATAAGATCCGCGCAACTGAAACTAAATTAAACTAACTTAGGAGAAATCAGCCAATGGCCGTAGACAGAACAGACACACTCGCACCATCAGATGACGCGTTTTCACTTGATAACGCAGCACTTACAGATCGCCCAGCGCAAGCAACAAGTTCAGTAATTCAAGCTGGATGGGATGCAGCAGAAAAGGCATCAGCACCTGTTGGAGATTACCCAACAGATTTTAAGTTCATTGAGAACGAATACCAGATTATTCGTTTCATGGATCCAGAAGGTATTAAGGGACCTTTTGCTGTTTACAAGCAGCACTTCCTTAATCAAAAGACAAGCGGTAAGCGTTCCTATGTTTGCTTAGAGAACAACTGTCCGTTATGCATCCGCCTACAGGACAAGGCCGAAGATAAGAAGGCTTTTACTGTAATTAACTACAGCGCAGAGGGTGGGCCACAGCGTCAACTTCTCGTTGCTAGTTCAAAGTTGTTTAAGCAACTTGCCGGAATTGAACATTCTGGAGCAGGTCCTCTAACCAGCAAGTACTGGTCAGTGACACGTACAGGTAAGCAGCAAACAACTAACTACATCATTACTCCAATTAAGCCTCGCGATCTTGCCGAAGATGCTTCACATCTTGGTCTTGATGAGTCAGCTGGGGAATCAGTGTTCCAACAGTTCAAGCCGTTTGATCGTTCTGCAATTAAGGAATCGACTTGGGATGAACTTGAAGGCGTAGCACTTTCCCTTATTTAATAAGTGTGAGGGGCCGGGTTCATGAGTGCTCCCGGCTCCTCCTTTTTAATTGGAGATTACTTTGGAACACATAATCACGACCATTGAGCAACTCAATGAGATGGTCGAGCACTACATGACGCAAGACGCATTTGCTTTTGACGTGGAAACTGTTGGGGACCGTCGCGGTGTTCCTGCCGTAAACGAAGTATTGTGGATTAGCTTGTCTACCCACGACCGCGGAGATGTAATTCCTCTAGGTCATCCTCACGGAGAATTTATCAGTGAGACCTACCCACTTACTGGCGTAGGAGAAAAGCGCGTACTCGCGGGACTTCCTTTAAGAGACTCTGATTATTCTAAGGATAAGAAGAAGGCTCTAAAGACATTTGGGCCAGCACCTAAACAGTTGAACCCTGCTGAGGTATTTAAAGCTTTAAAGCCTTTGTTCTTTAACGATAAGATTTTAACTATTGGTCACAACCTTGGCTTTGACCTCAGCTCTGTTGCCAAGTACTACAAGGGTGAAATACCTGTAGGTCCTTACTTTGACACGCTTATGGCTTCTTTTCTTTACGACAACAAGAACAAGAACAAAGTAGGTCTTGATGATTGTTTAGAGCGTGAGCTTGGTTTTAAAATGGAAAAGGGTATTGGCCATATGGTCGAGATTTATTCATTCAACGAGGTTGCCAAGTATGCATACCTTGACGCTAAGTACACGTTTTTATTATGGAAAACTGTGCGCGAGAAGGTTAAGGCTGCTGACGTTGATTATGTAATGGGTATTGAGATGGATGTTCTCAAGGTTCTATGTGACATGAAGTTAACGGGCGCTCCTATTGATATGGAGCAGCTGCAGATTTTGCACGACAAGCTTAATATTGAGATTGAAGACGTTAAGAAAGAGATTTATTCGATCGCGGGAATCTTTAACATTAACTCCAACTCAGAGAAGCAGTATCTTTTGTATGGGCCAAAGGAAGAAGGGTGCCGTGGTCTTAAGCCTGTTATTTTGACTGGTAAAGGTGAGAAGAACGAAGGCGCATTAAACTACAAGGACTACTCAGTATCCGCTGAGGCACTAGAGCCTTTCCGCGAGACGGACGAGCTAGCTGGGGCATTACTTAAGTACGCTGATTTAAATAAATTGT